GGAAATTCAGTATTATAATTAAAATTATAAAGTAAATCCATTTTTTCTTCTAGATCAAATTTATTACTCATATAATAATAACGAGATTTTATAATTTAAATATTTTTATTAAAAATAGAACCAAATAAATATTTATTTATAGTTAAACATAATTTTCTATATATTATTATAAAAAATGGGAGGAGGTTTAATGCAAATAGTTGTAAAAGGACCACAAGATTTTTATATTACTAATAAACCTAAATTAACTTACTATAAAAATATATTCAAGAGATATGTTCATTTTTCTTGTGAAAATCTTAAATTAATTTTTGATGGTAAAGTAGATTTTGATCAAAAAATAAGATGTAAATTGAAAAAATATGGAGA